TGGCCATGACTCCCATGACACCGTTGCAGTTTGCAGCTGCCATGATGGAATGTGGTGCTAAGGTCGGGTTTGGTTTCTTTGTCTACACACCGGAAATGCTTTTGCAGGATTCTGGCGACATCGCGGGTACAGGAGTCAGTTTCGAGAAGAAGATGGATGAGTTGAGGCTTTTGTATCCGGAAGGGGCCGCTGGGGCGGTTTCTTACGACATGACGGAATGGGAGCCTTGGCTTATATCTCACACCTTTTCAATTGGGGTTGTGAGGCAGAGGCATTTTCAGGTGGAACTGCTCAAGAACAGGGGACCTTTCATGTTTTTTCGGGTTACAGCTTTGACTGTGGCACCCGTTGTTCGTGAGGTGTCTCATGCATTGGATTTGCCGGCAGTGGCTGATCAGTACTTGGTCACCGTGCCGGAATTGGTGGGCGCTGGGGTTGACCCTTTTCTTGCGGAGAGTTGGAAGCAGCACTCGTTCTTTTCGAGCAAGCGGTTGGTCGACAGGACTTATCAGTTTGCGATGCAAACTTCCAAGGAGTCGTTCACGCGATTCGGAATTCGCAAGTACATTGGTACGTCCAACGATCGTGTCACGGTCAACGGTACGTCGGTCAAGGTCAATTCGAGGCTTGGGCTTCAGACTGTTAACCGTTTGATGATTGCGGTTTACACCAGGGCGTTCGTCGACCGTTATCATGCGGGCACGCTCTTGGCGGAAGTCATGTCGAGGGCTCGTGAAATCATGGAGGATTACGAGGACAGTCCGTCATGGTTGGCCAGGTTCGTCACTTGGACTGGTGTTCCGGCTGTGATGTCTTCACTGAATGAGTCAGTTCGGGATACTGCTGATTGGGTTCGTCGCTCGCTGGATTCGAAGCATCGTCCTGGGGTTGGTGCATATCAGGTTATTGAACCTTATATAAGGGTGCAGGGAGGCATGTTTAAGACAGGAACTGCTTAGTCTTCTGAGAATGTCATTAAATTGGCCACTTCTCACGTTGGAAGATCACGTCCGAAGCTTGGATTGCCAGGTGCCACTTTGGCGAGCATTGCAGCTTCTACTGTTGGGGAAGCTGTTGGTGCCGTCAATTCAGGTTGGAAGACTTTGAGGTTTCGTGTTGAGGATGTCGCAGTGTTTCCAGACAGGGAACGCACTGAGTTGGGAGAAGGGTTTGTCAAGGCAGCGGCTGCTCACAATGATGTTCAGATGTACGCTGGCAGGCAGCGTGCGGTTGAGCTCGTGCAAGCTGTCAGGACTGATACTCAAGAGAATTTGGTTGATTTTGTACCGCACCCAGACCCGGTTGGGGTTTTTTCTGAGATGCATGCCGAGGCTTGTGAGGGAGTCGCGGTTCAAGACAAGTACATGGATACGGCGAGCATCTCTTTGGATCCTCAGGACAGAAGTTTGTCTGCGAATTATCTTCGCATGCCCACTTACTATGGGCTTCCGCCTGGACCGAGAAAGGTTTACAAGAGCAAGGTGAAAGCTCTCAATGTTCCGAAGCGACAGGGCACTTTGCAGGAGCTTCTGTCTGCGCAGGCGGCGCGGAATTTGGATGCTCCTCAAGTGTCGTTGCCGCAGGATGAGGAACAGGTTGCTGTTGAGGTTTGGGATAAGTTTCTCGATGAGGCTTGCCTTCCAGAGGCTCGTACACTACTTGCCAATTATCAAACGGATCCGGTTGCGTTGACAGAGGATTCGTTGCGTGATTGGCATTCACAGGTGAAACCGGAGAGGGTTGCAGCTGTGAAGAAGGATTTGGAGGACAATTCTCGCGCGATCGGAGACATGAAGGTGGAGGAGTATTTGGTGATGCTCAAGGCTGACGTGAAGCCAACTCTGTCGACCAAACCAAATCACACGCGTACTGAGCCGCAGGTCATTGTCTACCATGAAAGGTCATTGACTGCGTTTTACAGTTCCATTTTCCGTGTGTTGGTGAGAAGGTTTTTGTCGTTGCTTAAGCCGAACTACCATGTCAATCTCCTCAAGGACACCAAGGATATCGAAAAGTTCATTCGAACTGTTCATCCTTTTGGTGAGCGTGGTCACAAGTACCTTGAGAATGATTTTGGCAAGTATGACAAGTCTCAGGGAAGGTTCGTGTTTGTTCTGGAGAATTACGTCTTTCAGCAGTTGGGAATGAATCAAGAGTTGCTTGATCAGTGGTTCAAGG